GTCCGCATATTTCGCGGCTTTCTCCGTGTCCCCGCCGAGGGAGGAGATAAGGCTCGCGGAAAACCCGGTCACGGTTTCCATATACTCGTTTGCAGAGAGCCCGGCGGTCTTGTATGCGTCGTTCGCATACTCCATTACCTTGCCGGAGCTATCCTTAAAGAGCGTCTCAACGCCGCCGACTAACTGCTCATAATCAGCGTATGCGCTGATAACCTCTTTCCCGAGCTTTATTGCCGCCGCCGCGAGTGCCGCCGTTGCCGCCGCCGCCGCTGTTCCGAGTGCGGTCGCGGCAGTCTTTACCTTGTCGAACTTCTTCCCGGCCTCCTCGGAGTCCTCTCCGGCCTTTTTGACCTCTTTCCCGTATTCGTCGATAGACTCGGCGCACCCGTCGGAGGATTTCGCGGCCTCGTCCATATAGGAGGCGTTTTTATCGAGTTCCGAGCCGAGCTTGTTAAGCTCCGTCTCGGCGTTATTTACCTGTGTTTGATAGGAATTGACGGAGCGAGTCGTAGACTCGTATCCTTTTTCAGCGGCGGAGAGCTCGCCCTTTGCCTTTTCGAGTTCCGCCGTGAGCTTTGCTTGCTCCTCGGTCGTGTCGCCTGTCTCGTCGCCGAGCGCGGCGAGAGCGGCCTCGCAACGCGAAATCTCGGATTGCGCGGAGGAGACTTTTTCGGCGTAGTCCGATTGAGCTTTTTTTGCTTTCTCGAGCTGTTCCGCCGCCGCCTTGACCTTTTCTTTCTGTTGGTCGTACATACGGGAGAGTACGTCGCCTTTCGCGCTCAAAGCCGCGTAGCTGTTCGCCTGTCCCGCGTATTGACTCTCTACGAGCTTTAATTCCGATTTAAGCGTTCCGAGGGCGGAGTTGATGTTTTTGAGAGACTCCTTGTATTCTTTTTCGCCGTCGATAGCGACTTTCGTTTTTATCTCACGGTTTGCCATTACACGCCCTCCTCGCCTCTGTTCTTACCG